TCTTTGGGCCGGAAGATGGTAGCGTCGTCCACCGTGATGACGGTGTCGGAATCGCTGGCCGCAGCAGTGACCTCTGCCCACACGGCCCACGGCCGGTCATCCCACCAGATCAGCTCGCTGTTCTGGGTCGGCCGCTTGCGGGCGCGCATGAGCAGCACCATGAACTGCGAGATGTCAGGCCGTTCCTCGGCGATGCGCTTCGTGACGTCGATTGCTCTGCGGTCACGCTCGATGTCGAAGGTCGTGACAGCAGCGAAGCGCTGCAAGTCGAATACGAAGTCGTGCTTCACGGTATAACCCCTCCCTACGGTTATTCGATTATCCCCACAGGCCGCCGGCACCCACAGGGCCCAGGGCGGCCTCCACCAGCGCNTCGTTGTCGTCCTCCGCGCGCACGCGGGCAGCACCGGCCTGCGGCATGCGCGCCGCACCCTTGCCGCCGGGCACCGCCTGCAGCTTCGGCTGCTGCTGTTGCTGGGCACCCTTGGCCTTAAGGCGCTCCTTCGCCTTGGCGTACAGGGACGTGAGGTTGACCTGCTGCGGGTTGAACCGGAACTGCTGCATGAGATTCGGGTCCTCCCGCAGCATGGCCCGGATTTCCGGCACCGCCTGGGCGAAGTCGTCGCCATGCTGCTCCATAAGGTGATGGTACTCCTGTGCGACGCGTGTGGCCCACTCATACTGCTGGATACGTTCAAACACAGGCATCAGGATTTGGCCCATGACCTGCCCAAAGTACGCCTCTCGCTGGGCGATCTGCGGCAGGACATACTTTTGCACCAGCTCCTGCGCCTTGCGCTCCAGCACACGCTCGGCCACCTTCTGCGCAGCCTGCGAAGGCTTCGTGTAAAACTGCTCATCCAGGTCCTCGTCGCTCTCCTGTTCGGAGGCGGCAGGCTGGGCAGCAGTCTGCTGCTGGCCCGTAGGCTGCGCCTGACCAAACGCCGGAAACCCGGCGTTAGGCACAAACGGTGNTGCGGGCGGCACCATCCCCGGNACGCCCATAACGCCGGCCATTGGCAGGCCGAAAATCTGCTGCACAGTTGGCGGCAGGCCAGGCTGCTGTTGGGCGCCACCGGCCTGCGGCGTCGGTTGCACCACCGGGGCCGTGCCCGGAAAAGGCGAAAGCGCCCCGAACTGCTGCAAGAGTGCGGCCATGTACTGCAGCGCCTGCTCGTACTGCTGCTTCTCCATCTGCCACGCGGCGGGGTCCTGCGCACCCTGTTGAACCGTGGGCGCCGCCTGCTGGCTTGCGGCTTGCTTGGACGAGTCGGCAGTCTGTTCAACGACCGTCTTCTTGTCGGCAGGCTGCTCACCAGCGTCCTTATCTGCCGTCGCCGTATGCTCATCGGATGCGTCGCCATCGTTCGGCTCTGCCTGTTCTTCGGCCACATCGGGCGGCGTGTCGGTATAGCCCAAGAAGTAATCCGCGATAGCCTGCTCGTCAGCGGTCGGCTCGTTAACGACGTGCGCTTCGCCAAAAATCCCATTGTTGCTCATTACTCACGCTCTCCCTTCTGCAGTTCGCGCTGTGCCCTCTCGGGCTTCGCCAGAATTGAGCGGAGCGCCATCACGGCGCCCTGCATCCTGCCGATACGACCCGCATCGCCCGGGTCGGTCGCAGCCAGGCTCTCCAGATAGCCGCGAATCTCGTCCTCAACCTCCACAACCAGCAACTGCCAGCCAGGATGACGCTGCAGGGCCGCAATGGCCTCCAATTGCTCCGACGTCCGCTTAGACACCGGCCGCCGCACCTCCCGAAGCGGGCGTCATCACAGGCGGTGCGCCNGGGCCTGCCACCAGCGGGCCAACTGGTGCCGCAGGCGTCGGCGTCGGCATGGACGTGCCAACGCGGACGCCTCCGCGTCCGGCCTGGACCATCTGCTGCATGAGCGTCATCATCTGCAGCTCCTGGTCGCTCAACAAGAACTTGTCTGGGTTGCGGAAGTCGAAGGACCGCACCCACTCCCGCACAAGCTCGGGCAGCTTCACAAACGGCAACTGCAGGCGTGCGGCNGCCTCGATCATCTGGAAAAGTTGCTGCCGACGCACTTCCCGGTTCGCAGCTGGGTCTACGTTGGCGCCGGCCGGGCGGTAGTCGTACTCGCCCACCAACTCGCCCGGCCGGACCATGACCCATTCCCACACGTTTTCGTCGCTGTAGAGCCGCACCAGCCGCTCGCGGTCGATGAACTGCTGATTGTTGCAGTCCATCAGGTAGACCAGCCGGCTCAGGCCCAAGACCTCGTAGAGCTTGATTTTCGCGTCGAACCGCAGCGCGGCATTGGCCGTCTGGTTCACGACCTCCGTGGCCGTCTGCTGCCGTGCCCCGGTCACGCCGCGGACGACCGGTGCCACGCCAAGGGCGTTTTCTTGGTCCTGTTTGATGATCGCTTCCTCGGTGTAGGCGCTGCCGGTTACGTCAGGTGTGACCAGCGGAACGATGTCATGCTGCGGGTCGTCAACGTTAATGATGCCGTGCGGCCTGCTGATGAGCTCGCTGTCGTCGATGTCGGCGGTCCTGCGCTTGATCCACATCCTGTTCAGCACCAGCGCCACGTTGTCAATACGCTGGTTGCGCAGCGTGTTGAGCTCATGCTGCAGGTGCTCGATNACTTGGACCGCCGACATGCCGTATGGCTCGTGCGGCAGCGGGTCGTATGACGCCATCACATACGGCTTGCGCCCATGCCGCCAGAACGGGTTGGCGCCGACGTAGGCCAACTCGCTGCGGTTGATAATCATGGCGTAGTCGTCGTCGGTCCAGTAGTGCAGCACCTCGTAGACCTGGCCAGGCTTTTCGCCGGGCTCCCAATGGTCATCGGGCATGGAGTCCGTCGTCAGCCCGACCGCCGACAGGCGCTGCCAACGGCTGTCCGACCGTAGCGCATCACCCTGGCCTTGGATGTCGTCCCAGCGCACCTTGTACAAGCGGCCGGCGCCCACGGACACCATCTCCTGTTCGAGCACCGCCAGCCGCGCCTCGATCTGCTCCCTGGTCATCCACTCCCGCTGGAACACGTACCTGCAGCTGTCGATGTCGTGCCCAAGCGGGTCCACCCAGAAGTCGAAGAAGTCCACCAGCTGAATCTCATTGTCATCCCAGACGGGTTCCTCGCTCTCCATCACCACCAGCTGCGTCATGGGCGCGCCGGTGAACGGGTCGAACACGGGGACAGGCCTGCCCAGCCACGGGTCTATGGCCGTCAGTGGCACCTCCACCCGGCGCCGCACCGTCTTGGTCTCGTACCGCCACCCGACCGACATGATGGCCGCCGGGCTGATGAGCAGGTTGGTGACGAAGTCGTAGAACAGCTTGTAGATCTGGTTCTTGTCCAGCTGGTCGTCGACCAGCGACGCGGCAATGGCCGCCTTGCGCTCATTGGCCTGCCGTACAAGGGGTTGCACTCCTTCTGGCCAAGACGGCTTGGGCAGGAACTCGAAGTACGGGCGTACGGAAAAGAAGCTCTTGACAATGCGCGCCCGCAGGCTGTCCACCAGCTCGTACGTGCGCGGGATGTGCAAGTTGCTGCGGTTGCGCTTGTACTCATAATCCGGGTCGCTGGGGTCAGGCTTGTCCCGGTGGCCGATGTAGAGCTTGTACCACTCGATGGCGCGGTTTTCCCAGGGCGTCCGATAGCTGCGGGCATACTCGAACCGCGCCAACAGGTGCCTGGTCAAGACGTCTCTGTTTTGCCGATGCAGCCGAAAATTGGTCGCCATAGTGCCCTCCTGCTCCGACGCAGCGCTTACCGTTTGGCCCTACGCCGCACTCGCTCGGGTAAACGGCGGTTGCCGGTCTCCCGCTCCCACTTGCGAACGGTGCTCATGGGGATTTCTCCCCGCCTAGCCTTGGCGTAGAACAGTCGCCGCTGCGCCTGCGATTTGAACGGCACGTCGCTTTCCTCCCCTAGTACCCGGTGATGCTGCTGACGACCGGGCTGGTATGGCGAGCGCGGGCCCTCCGTCTCTCACGCTGGAGCTCCGGCCGCACCGACGCCGCAGGCCGGCTCATCACACCGTAGCGGATGGAGTCGGCCGCGTGGTCCTCCTGCCCGTCTGCGATGTCGTTTGGGTCCCTGTCTCCCCGCACCAGCGCCGGGATGGTGCGAATCGCCTCCGTACATGTCGAGAAAAAGCGAAGCCGGGCAACTGTCTGCCCGGCCTCATCCTCGAACGGCTCCAGGTACTCCGACATCGCCATCCATCCCGGCACTCGCCGGTCATCAGCACGCACAAGACCAGTCAGCCCCGCCCTGACCATGATCTCCACGCCGGACAGACCCGTATCCTGGCGCCTGTTCCAAAGGTCAGGGCTCGCCACCGTGTACAGGATTCGCTCGTCTGGCGGCGTGAGCTCCAGGATGCGCCTAGCCGCCTCCGAGAGGATAAGGTCTGGCTGATACAGCTCCCGGTAGACGTAGCAGCGCCCCTGGTCATCCACCGCCCACCAATAGCAGGCCGTCATGTCCAGACCATAGTCCAGCGACCGGAACCGCCGCCAGTACGGCGGGATGGGAAACGGGTCGATGACGTGAATGTGCCGCCGCCAGTTTCGGAAATACTGTCCGGCGAAAACGTCCCAGTCACCGTACCGCAGCGCCCGCCGCTCTGCCTCCGGTAGCGCCTGCAAGCGCCGCTCGTAGGCCGCCCGGTCGATGTACGGGTTGTCGTCGAGCGTGGCAGGGATAAACCGTCTCGTTAGACCGGTCTCCGGGTCCACGTACGTCGTGCCCGGCGGCGCCACGTCCACGAACCGCGCCTTGACCCAGGCGTGCCCGACGTTGCCAGGGTTGCTGGCCGCCCGCACCAGGCAGCGCACGCCGGGTTTGGTCGTGCGAAGCCTGGACAGCAGGTAACGGTACTGATACTCCGTGAACTCCGTCAGCTCGTCCCAGCAGATGTCCTCGTACTGCGCCGAGTGGTAGCGGAAAACGTCCTCGTCTCGCTCGCAATACCCAAACTCCTGTATCGACCCGTTTGGAAACACCCAGCGCTTGCGCTGGTCCTGCCACCTAGCGCCGGTGCCCGTCCACAGCTCCTGCGACCGCAGGATGAGCGACCTCTCCAACTCCGGGAAGCTGCGGCGCAAAATCAGCCCCCGGCTCCCGGGGATGGACATCCGCCGCAGCCAGCAGAACATGAGCAGGGCGTCGGATTTGCCACCGCCGGCCGCACCGCCGTACAGTACCTCGTCCTCGCGGGCCATGAGGAACGCCTGCTGCTTCGGCGTCGCGACCAGCGCNCGCTCGCTAATCCGTGCCCTCGTTGCCGCCGTGGCCGTAGACATCCGCAGGCAGGCCCTCCTGCAGCACCACATAAAAAGGCGCCCCATTGGCGCCCGTGATTTCGGCCTTGGTGCGGTCGGCGTATTTCTCGGGCCGGGCCGCTTTGAGTAGGAATATGAGCAGCGTGTCGCTGTACTCGAGCTCGTAGTAGGGCTCGCCCGTAACAGGGTGCAGAATCGGGTCGCCGTCCTTGGTAAACCGGTAGCGCACGACGCCCTCAACGGCCCGGCGCCGGGCCTCCGCCTCCAGCCGGTCGGCCGCTTCATCCTGCGCCTGGGCGAATGCTGCGCGGTAGGCGTCGCCCTCCGGCCCCTCCTGCTCCAGCCATTTGTANTGTAGCGACCGCGGGATGCCGGCCGCTTCGGCCGCCTGCGTCACATTGCCGCACTGGGCGTAAGCCGCCAAAAACGCCCGTTTTTTAGGGTGTCTAATCGCGTTCCGCTCGGTCGCCACCGCCGACCCTCCTATCC